GGGACGTATTGCACCAGAAAATGATACAATGAATTGGCCAGATGATGATCCGGATCGTGAAGATGATGACGATTGGTCAGATGAAGATGAAAAAGAATTTGGTACTGCCGCACGTGATCTTACAAATGTTCCAGGGCGTAAATATGATGCTGATGATGATAAAGAAGCAAAAGACCAAACAAAAGATGAAAAAGAATCATTAACTACTGAACAAATTGCTGAAATATTAGAAGCTGATTTTGGTGTTAAAGATATAGAAGACTATAAAGCAAAAATTAAAACACTTTATGGTTTAGAACGTTATATGCAAAGTGATCCAGAACTTGCTCAAGAAGTAAAACGCAGATATAGACAATTAGCGGCCTGGAAAGTTGAGTATGATAAAGAACATGAAGAAGATTATGAAACACAAATATATGATGCAATAAAAACTGAAACAGCTACAGCTGGTTCTACAAGTGCTGGCAATATTGCTACAGTAGTTAATCCTACACAAGCATACGGACACAGACCAAAGGATAAAAAAGGGCTACCTAAGGCGCCACAAAAGAAAAAAGCTGACGGAACAGCCGTAAATGCTTTGGATATGGGTAATAATTTAATGGGCGGTGCGACAGTAAAGCGATAAATACCATATAAGGATACAGTTATGCGAGAAAAAGAAATTAAAAAACAAGAAGTTAAAGAAAATTTAGCTGACATGGCTCACAAAGTTGAGCAAGATCACGAAATACAATTAGCTAGGGCTGAATTATATAAAGCCGCAAAGTATTCTATTAAACTTCATGATATGCTTAAAACTATGTCTGAACAAGAAGGTTTAGACGGATGGGTTTCAGCTAAAATTACTAAAGCATCAGATTATTTAAGTACAGTTTATCATCATCTTGATTATCAAACAAAATTTGAAAATGCACAATTTGAAGGGCAAATTAAAAATCCTGCTCCTGACATGAATAAGTATGGAATTCATAGTACCAAGATGAAGGGTGAACCTTTTAAAGCATATAGACATAATAAATTAATAGGTGAGTTTGATACTATTGAAGAACTTAATAAATTTTTAACTGATTTAGTAAACAAAGAAAGTTCTTATAAAGACCAATTACATAAAAAATTAAGTGAAAAAGGTGCAGAAAATAAAGTTACTGCCAAGGGAATAAACACAACAACTAAAAAGGGTGCGACTCATTTAGGTACTAGTGTCGCGAAGATAAAGATATAATGAAAATTAGAGATTTAACCAACGATACAGTTAACGAAGGTCCTCTCGGAGCAATAGGTAGAGCAGTTGGGGCAGTACCAGGTGCATTATACCGGGGTGCAAGAGGCGCCGATAAAATTGCAAGAACAATTACTAAAGGTGCTGGAGCTTCTTTTGGTAAAGGAATGGGTGGAGGTGTAGGGGTTACAGAGCCAGACACAACTTGGGCATCAAAGGCCCTTAATCCTAAAGGATCAGACAAAGACAGTTCAGATGATTCTAATGCAAAGCCACAAACAGGAACATATCAAAAGAAAAGCGGAATAGATCCTAGATTAGAAAAAGAACTTGTAGCTCTTACACCAGAACAACAACAAGCAATCTTAAATATAATCAAACAAGGAAAAGTATAATGTTTTTAACAATAGGATTTGTTATAGGCTTTGTAGCAGGATGGTATATAAACGAAAAGTTTGAAGACCTACAAGAACTTATTAATAAATTTAAATTCTGGAAAAAATAAATGCGATTTAATGAATTTGAAAGAGATGCTTTAATTAGTTACGGTAAAAAGCAAGGCTACATTACTGAAGGTATGTCTGACGAACAAATCGATGAAATTTTACCAGCAGTGGCGGCGGCCGGACGAATGGCGGCTAAAGGAGTTGGAGCAGTAGCAAAAGGTGCCGGCAAATTAGCTGTTAAAGGTGCAAAGGCGGCGGCTCCACACATAAAAAAAGCCGCAGTAGCAACAGGTAAAGCCGCAGGACAACAAATTGCTAAAGGTGCCAAAGCAGTAGGACAACAAGTTGCTAAAGGTGCCAAAGCAGTAGGACAAGCTGTTGATGACGCAGGCGGAATTGGTGGTGTGGCACAACAAGCAGGTGCGGCAGTAGGACAAGCTGTTGGTAAAGCTAAAGCAGTAGGACAACAAGCGGCACAGGGTTTTGCAGGAGCACAAACAGGAACACCAGCACAAGAAATTCCACCAGGATCAGATCAAGCACCAATAGATCCTAAAGCAACACAAAAAGTTGCACAAAGAGCCACAGCATTAAAAGGTGTAGCTGGAGGTTCAGCAAGTGGCGGTATGGTAGCTAAAGGATTAGATAAAGTTGGTGCAGGAAGCACATTACCTCCCAATTTAATAAAAGCAATAGCACCTTATACACAAAGCATTCAAGCAATGATGCAAGACCCCCAATTATTTTCTAAATTTAAATTACTCATGAAGCAGGCTAACGCCGCTCCGACCCAACAATAAGCATTTTTAAATAAATATATCTTGAATGGAGACCGTATGGCTTTTCTTGTTGGTTCTATACCACCAATACACGTACTTGTTAAAAAAGAATACTTATATGATCTGGAAAAAGGTCACGGAGAGTTTACTCCGGGTATATGGATTAGCGTAAAAAGTGTACTAGGAAAAGCATTATATTTCGAAACATTATTAACAGAATACGGGGCTTTATATGATAAGTTACCTTTATCAGCGTTTGTTTGGAAAGAAGAAGTATCAGAACCGTTACCATTACATATCTTACAACTATGGGATTGTTTTGACTACGACTTTACAGTTATTGAAAAACAAATGCTTGGCACTTGTCAATTTTATGGCAAAGATCGTAAAATGCATAAAGGCGAGTATATGTTTACGATAGATAATTGTCATGCAGATATGAACCATGTAAATTTAGGATTTGCTGAATACGATCCAGAACATAAATCATTTAATATTATTAAACTAGATAACGGACAGTTTGCGGCGCAACCAAATAATAGAATCCTTTGGACTGATGCTAGTTTAATTCCAGCAAAAACTCTTCCTTGTGATTTTAAAGTTTGTAGTCAAAATTATAAAGTTGAAAATACAGATAAATGGACAGTAGGACATACTGACGATTGGGCATACAAGTCGGAAGACGAATCTAAGGACCCTAGCAGTACATAAGTATTGTTAATGCCAACTACAACAGTAACCAAACAATTCCAAGAAAGTGGTGAAGTTTTTACAACTACATACCCTAATGCTGAAGAAATAAAACCAATATTAAGTAAACTTATATTGGCATATGATGAACAAGAACAAACATATCATAAAGAAGTTACACAAACTACTTTTGTAAATTCATCAACAAATACAGGACCAGGGTCTGGTATATTTCGTAGATTGTTTGAAGAGAATGAACACTTTAAAACAATAACCGACTTTGCTATTAACACAATAAAAGAAGCTGTACCATTATTTCCGAATATGGACAAAGTTAATAGCGATCCTTTTATACTTGATTGTTGGGGAGTATTATATAAACCTAATACTTCCAAAGAAACATGGACAAAAGGATTGGAACCACATTATCATTGGCCGGCAACTTGGGCTTTTACTTATTATGTAGATGCTTGTAATGAATGTGCTCCAATAGTATTTCCTAATTGTAAAGATGCAAATCTTCATTTTCCTAAAACGGGATTATTAATTTTATTTCCAGGTTGGGTAGCTCATGCTGTTCCACCGCATAAATGCAGTCATAATAGAATATCAATAGCAGGTAATATAGCAATAAACTTATGAGTGACTTAAACACAGAACGCTTTTTATTTACAGAACCAATGTTTGTGCATACAAACGTATATCCTAATGCTGAAAGTATGAAACCAATACTAACAAACATTATACAAGAGCAAGGCGACCAGCAAAATCACGAAACGAATGTTAAAGCTCATATGACTACTTGGGATATGTATAAAAATGAGTATTTTAAATTAATAATAGAATTTGCAATAGAAACACTTAAAAAAGAAATTGATCCGTACCCTACTGGAGAAACATATTGTACAGACTGCTGGGGTGCAATTTATAAAACTGGAGAAAACACTGATCCACACGCTCATTGGCCATCACTTTGGTCATTTGTGTATTGTGTAGACGCTTGTTCGACGTGTTCTCCTTTAGTATTTCCTGGAGCAGGTAGAGCCATTAAACCAAATACTGGTTTAATAATTATATTTCCCGGAGATGTTTCGCATTATGTTCCAAAACAAGAATGTAAACATAATCGGGTAATTATATCAGGAAATATATCAATTAAATTGGAACAAGCACCATAAAAAGACTTGACAAAGTGCGAAAAACATACTATAATATACACTTAACTGGAGAAATAACATGAGTGATCGCGTATACGGTCCTGACGAAAAGGACAAACTAACAAGATTAGTAAACGAAGGTAGTAATGTGCTTCAAGAAGTTGAAGACCTACAAGCCGGATTAAAAGATACTGTCAAAGCAGTAGCAGAAGAATTGGATATGAAGCCAGCTCTAATTAATAAAGCAATTAAGATTGCTCATAAAAGAGATTGGACAGCTCATGCTGAAGCTTTTGATGATTTGGAGACATTAGTTGTTACCCTCGGCAAAGATAAGTGATAATTTTAAGTAAAGTAACAAATTTCCTTAAAGAAAGTCATCGATTAAGTCCTACAGCATTTTATTGTGAAATGGTTGAGGCAACTTTTTTGATTTCTGCAAGTGCAATATTAACTTATACTGTACTAGACCCTGCAACTAAACTTTTTATTCCGATGTACTTTATTGGATCTATGTTGGGTGTGGTTAGTGCAGTTATTCGAAAGGCGGCATTTGTAATACTCTTATGTTCGTGGTTTTCAATAATGAATGGTATTGCAATTTGGCGACTATTTTTATGATATATGTGGTAGACATAGACGGAACAATATGTTATACTGATGGTAGTAATTATAAAGAAAGCAAACCAATTAATGCACGGATAGAAATTTTAAATAAACTCTTTGATGATGGGAATGAAGTTCATTATTGGACTGCCAGAGGTGCAAATTCTGGCAAAGATTGGACAGAGTTTACTAAGGCACAATTAATAGGCTGGGGATGTAAATTTACATCAGTTAAAATGGGAAAACCCCATTACGATTTATGGATAGATGATAAGGCAATTAATGATAAAGAATACTTTTGGCATGGACCAGGTGGAATTAGAAAAAAATAATGGAGCGTCTTTATGAGTTATGTAGACGCATCATTTGATAGAGATGCTGACCTTATTCGTGTTGTAGAACGAAAAGAAGGTAAACGCCATTTCACAGAATATCCTATAAAATATACATTCTATTATAAAGATCCTCGCGGTAAGCATAAAAGCATTTATGGTGATCCATTAAATAGAATTGTTTCAAAGTCTACTAAAGACTTCCGCAAAGAACTTGCAATTAATAATACAAAACAACTATTTGAAAGTGATGTTAATCCTATCTTTCAATGTTTAAGTGAACATTATCTTAATCACGATGCTCCTAAACTTAATGTAGCATTTTGGGATATAGAAACAGACTTTGATCCTGAACGTGGCTTTGCTGATCCATCAGATCCGTTTATGCCAATAACTGCAATTAGTGTACATTTGCAATGGATGGATACACTTGTTACTTTAGCAGTTCCGCCGAAAACAATTACAATGGAAGAAGCTAAAGAGCAAACTAAAGACTTTCCGAATACACATTTATTTGAAAAAGAAGAAGAGATGTTAAAAACATTTCTTGACTTAATTGAAGACGCTGATATATTAAGTGGTTGGAACTCAGAAGGTTATGATATTCCTTATACAGTTAATAGAGTAAGCAAAATATTAAGCAAAGACGACACAAGACGCTTTTGTCTTTGGCAACAACTTCCAAAGAAACGTGAATATGAAAAATATGGGCGTAAACTTGAAACATATGATTTAGTAGGTCGTGTACATTTAGATAGTTTAGAACTGTATAGAAAATATACATATTCTGAAACACATTCTTATAGATTAGATGCTATTGGTGAAGCTGAGATAGGTGAAAAGAAAACTGTTTATGAAGGTACATTAGATGAACTTTATAAAAACGACTTTAAAACCTTTATTGAATATAATAGACAAGACGTTGCATTATTAGATAAACTAGATCAAAAATTAAAGTTTATTGACCTTAGTAATGAACTAGCACACGCAAATACTGTATTACTGCAAACTACAATGGGTGCAGTAGCAGTTACAGAACAAGCAATTATTAACGAAGCACATGGTAGAGGATTACAAGTACCTAATAGAAGTAAGCATGATAGAGAACACGCAACCGCGGCTGGGGCTTATGTTGCATTTCCTAAGAAAGGTTTACATAAATGGATTGGGTCAATGGATTTAAATTCTCTATATCCAAGTGTTATTAGAGCATTGAATATGGACCCAGCAACTATTGTAGGACAATTACGTCCTATTGATACAGATGCAATGGTTGAAGAAGCAATGACATTAAAGAAAAAATCTTTTGCAGGTGCTTGGGAAGGTCATTTTGGAACACTTGAATATGAAGCTGTAATGGAAAGACGTAAAGACTTTGACATTACAATTGATTGGGAAGGTGGTGATCCAGAAATAATGAGTGCGGCAGAAGTTTATAAAATAATATTTGATAGTCGTAAACCTTGGATGTTAACAGCAAACGGAACTATTTTAACAAACGAGTTTGATGGTGTTATACCTGGATTATTAAAACGTTGGTATGCAGAACGTAAAGAACTGCAAGAAATGAAACAAAAAGCAATTGATGCCAGCAATAAAATTGAAATCGAATATTGGGATAAACGTCAACTTGTTAAAAAAATTAATTTAAACAGTTTATATGGAGCACTTTTAAATCCCGGTTGCAGGTTCTTTGATAAACGTCTTGGACAATCAACTACATTAACAGGTAGACAAATTGCAAAACATATGGCGGCAGAATCTAATAAAGTTATTACAGGCACATATGATCATCTTGGTGACTCTGTAATTTATGGTGATACAGATTCTGTATACTTTTCAGCATTTCCAATTTTGAAAAAAGAAATAGAATCTGGAGAAATACCTTGGACTAAAGAAAGTGTTATTAAATTATATGACCAGGTAGCAGAAGAAGTTAATAAAACATTTATTGAATTTATGGGTAAAGCATTTCATTGTCCTAAATCTCGTGCAGATGTAATTCAAGCAGGTAGAGAAATGGTTGCAGAAAACGGATTGTATATTACAAAGAAACGTTATGCGACATTAATATATGATGACGAAGGTACACGCAAAGATATTGATGGCCCAGGTAAAGTAAAAGCTATGGGTCTTGATTTAAAACGTTCTGATACACCAGAGTTTATGCAAAACTTTTTAAGTGAGTTATTGCTTATGGTATTAACTGACAAACCAGAAGCTGAAGTATTAGAACGTATTACAGCATTTAGAAAAGACTTTAAGTTACGTCCTGGATATGAAAAAGGATCTCCTAAACGTGCTAATAAAGTTACAGAGTATAGAAAAAAAGAAGAAAAAGCAGGTAAGGCAAATATGCCTGGACACGTTCGAGCAAGTATTAACTGGAATACATTAAAACGTATGAACGGTGACAAGTATAGTCAAACAATTGTAGATGGAATGAAAGTTATTGTTTGTAAACTAAAACAAAATCCATTAGGTTATACAAGTGTTGCCTATCCAACAGACGAATTACGTTTACCAGATTGGTTTAAGGAACTTCCATTTGATAACGAAGCTATGGAAGAAACTATTATTGATAATAAATTAGGTAATTTAATTGGCGTGTTAAACTGGGATGTACAAAGTACACTTCAACATAATACTTTTCAAACACTATTTGATTTTGGAGGCGAAGAAGACTAATGCATGGAATGATAGACTTAGAAACACTAGGAGTTAAACCTAATTCTGCTATACTAACACTTGGCGCAATTAAATTTAATCCTTTTACTGATGATGAACCCCACGATGGGTTATACCTACGCATTAATGTAGATGATCAAACTGAAATAGGTCGTACAATTGACGAAGATACATTAAACTGGTGGGCTAAACAAAAAGCAAGTATTAAAGACGAGGCTTTAAGCGATGAAGACAGAGTTGACCTGGATGAATTAACTAAACGCCTAAATAAATGGTGTGTTGGTTTAGATTACTTATGGGCTCAAGGTCCTATGTTTGATTTTGGTATGTTAGAAAACTTATATGAAATGTTAGGTAAGCCAGTGCCTTGGAACTTCTGGCAAATAAGAGATAGTCGTACATTGTTTGCAATGATGCCTAAAGACCCTCGTAAAGCAATACAGAGCGACGCACACAACGCCTTAGCAGACTCTTACTATCAAGCCAAGTGCGTACAACAAACATATAAACATTTTAAGATAACAAGGTAGGTAAAGAATGAGATTAATACAACCAATATTTGCTAGTACAAATTCTTCGTCATCCGGACTAGGAGCCGAAAACGGTATTTACGACTCTGGAAACGGTATTGTTGACCGTGTTAAAAAAGATATAGATTTAGGAGTTAATGAATTTTTACTATTTTATATTCCTGAAAATAAACTACTAAACGATAAACATAATTTTCTTAAAGTATCTAGAGTAGCACAACAACTTGCTAAACTTAATATTAAATTAAACGTAGATGTTTGTTTATGTGCTTATACAGAAGATGGACATTGTTGTATTACAGGTGATGACGAAAAAACAGAAGAACTATTAACAGAACAAGCAGTAACAATTTACGAAATGTCAGGTGCCACAGTTGCACCTAGTGATTGCCAGCCTAATACTGTTAAGAATATTAAAAATGCTAATAGTAAAATTCCTGTAATGAGTTACAGTACAAAATTTAGATCTAGTTTTTATAGTGGTTGGCGTAATGTAATGGGAATAGAAAAAGGTATAGTAAGACCTTATCAATTAGATGTTTCAGATAGAGATAAAGCTATTATCAAATCAGTAAAATATGCAGACGATGGTGCTGATGAATTAATGGTTAAACCAGGCATGACTAGTATAGATTTAATAGGGCCTATAAAACAAATCACAGGTAAACCTTGTGGAGCATTTCAAGTATCAGGTGAATGGTTATCAATTACTACACCTGAACAATTATTAGAAACGTACCATGTTTTTGAAAGAGCTGATGCAGATTATATGATATCTTATGGAGCAAGGAAACTATGCGGGTTGGTATAACATTTAGTACATTTGACTTATTACACGCAGGACATATTGCTATGTTACGTGAAGCAAAGGAACAATGTGATTACCTTATCTGTGGATTACAAATTGATCCGACAATTGATCGACCTGAAAAAAATAAACCAGTTCAAACTATAGTTGAAAGATATACACAACTAAAAGGTGTAGGTTATGTTAATGAAATTATTCCATATATTAGAGAAAAAGATATAGATGATATTCTTTTATTATACAATAATATTAATGTACGTATACTAGGTGTTGAATATGAAGGGAAAGACTTTAGTGGTAAACAAACTGGTGAACAGTTAGGAATAGAACACTATTATAATAAACGCAATCATAGATTTTCTAGTACTGATCTACGAAAACGAGTTATTGCTAATAACGTATACAATAAAAATATAACTTTAGCATTTGCTGGTATAATCTTAATAGATTGTTGGGGCGGAGAATGGGTTAAAACAAATCCTGATTCTGTTAATTTATATAAACGCCTAATAACATTTCTTGATGAACGTCCAGTTGAACATATTGTTTTTGCAACATATGGTGACCATGGTGAAGACAGACCTGTTGCTGAGATATTTAATGAGATGAAAGCATTTACAAACCCAACAACTTCACATATTACTACAATAGACGAATTTCATAATAAAGGTTTGAATTATGGAAAATGGCTTGTAGCAGGTCAGGCCTGGGGTGAATGTATTCACAAACGTAAATTAGGTATTGTAAACTTAATGCAAAATACTAATACAGAAGTATATATTAATCCCGGTTTAATTGACACTAAAAATTTTAAACAAGTCCAAGATAATGATATAGTGTTTGATATTAGAGTTGAATGGACTAAGGTTGGCGATTACTGGCGAGCTCATAAAGTAATTGAATACAGTACAAATATTGACGAACTTGATGCAGAATATGGTGCGTGATCGTCATTCAAAAAAAATATTAATAACTGGTAGCCAAGGAATGGTTGGCTCAGAATTAAGAATAAGATTGTTATATGATCATGAAATTCATACGCTTGATATTTTAGATGGTCAAGATCTTAGAGATTGTGATTTAGATTATGATGTAGATGTAATATTTCATTTAGCAGGAAAGAGCGGTGTCAGAAGAAGTCTTACACACCCAAAAGAATATTGGGAACATAATGTACTAGCATCAAAGAGATTATTTAAAGCATTTCCAAAAGCAAGAATTATATATGCAAGTTCAAGTACTGCAAAAGAACCTTGGAGAAATCCATATGCGTTATCAAAACATACAATTGAACGTGTTGCACCACGAAGAGCTTTAGGCCTGCGATTTACGACTATATACAATGGAGACCAAGAACCTAGGCCAGATATGTTTATACCAAAACTTCTAAGACGAGAAATTGATTTTATAAACAACAACCATAAACGAGATTTTATCCACGTTAGCGATATTTGTGACGCACTAATTCATTTAATGGACAAACGATTAACAGGTGTAATCGATTTGGGCACAGGAAAATCACACAAACTAAAAGATATTACAGACCATTTGGGTTTATATCCTAAATTAAAAATCGGAGATAAACACGAACGAACTGATAATCAAGCAGACATTTCAATATTAAAAAAGTCTGGCTGGAAACCTACGCTCGATATATTTGAGTATTTTAATGAGCGAGGACTACAAAAAAATGCTTGACTTTATAATAAAAGACACGTATAATAAACACTTAATGGAGAAAATCGTATGAAAGACATCTTACAAGATATCGTTGCCCATACACATTCACTAGGCTTTCTTAATCTAGTTAAGGTTACAGGCGACGACCAAAGTACTACTATCGAGAGTATGGCTGAGGATCGTTCTGTAATTTTATCAGCAACAACTAAAAATCCAGTTTCTGAATTTAAAGAAACATTTGGTATGCCAAACTTAGATAAGTTAGCCTTGCATTTAAAGAATCCGGAATATCAGAAAAATGCAAAACTATCTGTAGAAAAAGCAGATAGAAACGGAGTAACTATTCCGACACATATTCACTTTGAAAACGAAGCAGGTGATTTCCAAAATGATTATCGTTTTATGAATAGCGAAATTATTAATGAGAAATTAAAGTCTGTTAAATTTAAAGGTGCAACTTGGGAAGTAGAATTTGAACCAAGCATAGCGGCAATTAACAGAATGAAATTACAAAGTGCCGCACACGCAGAAGAAACTGTTTTTACAGTTAAAACAGAAAACAACACTTTAGTATTCTACTTTGGTGATCATTCAACACACGCAGGCTCTTTTGTATTTCAACATACAGGAATTGAAAAAGAATTAAAACATTCTTGGAGTTGGCCAGTAGCACAAGTACAAGCTATTTTAAGTCTTGACGGGAAGCAAACTATGAAACTTTCTGATCAAGGTGCTATGCAAATTAGCGTTGATTCAGGATTATCTGAATACAACTATATCTTACCCGCACAGAGCAAATAATGTTAGCAAGTTTTGTTTATGTAGGGCGTGAGGCTTTAGAAATGATGTTTTTAACTGTCATGGTTTCTACAGCTATAGGTTTAAATTGGAAAGTATATGTACCAGCTTTTATAGGATTACTAACAGGATTAGCATCTG